CATGGTTCGCTTAGTTAGAGGTTCAACTGCAATTTATATAGGCGATACTTTTAACAGTAATACTAGAGCCTCAAGCCAATCAGTATCTACAACAAGTAATGGTCATTATAGACAATATGATTTAAATGGTTCATTTATAGATTCGCCTTCAACAACTTCAGCAACTACTTATAAAGTTCAATATAGAAATGATTATAGTGGATATACTGTTTTTGTTGGTAGAACCCACGTTGGAGATACTAATGATTACTATGCAACACTACCTCATAATCTAATTGCTATGGAAGTAACAGGTTAATGGCAATAATTCCAGGCAGTAAAAATTTTGATGTATACAAAAGATCAGATTTTGGTTTACGTCTTACTCTTAAGGATTCTACTAGTTCTGCTATTGATTTAACAGGGTATACTGTTGCTGCTCAAGTTTGGGATGTTGATAGAAAAGTTAAATTTGCTGATTGGGGAATTACCTATACAAATAGATCAGGAGGTATTGTTGATATTAAGCTTACAGACACGCAAACAGATAATTTTATTGTTGGAACTTTGAAATATGATGTAAAATTGACCGAACCTAGCGGTGATGAATACTATTATATAAAAGGAAACTTAAATGTCTCTGAAGGTTACACAGAATGAGTACTCCAAATAAAGTTGAAGTATCACAAGTCTCAGATGTTACAACTGTAGAGATTACCACGGTTGGACCACAAGGACCAGCCGGAACAATTAGTGGTCTTACTTTTGATGTTTCTGCGAAAGCTGATGGATCAATACTTTATTATGATTCTTCCTCTGGTAACTTTAAAGCGGATACCACAACTACCAAACTAACACTCGTGGACGGGGGTAATTTCTGAAATGGCTAACACAATTAGGATAAAAAGATCCACAGGATCATCAAACCCAACATCACTAGAAAATGCTGAAGTTGCTTTTAGAGAAGGCGATGAGGTTTTAGTTTATGGTACTGGTACAGGGGGGTCTGGAGGTTCAGCTACAAGTATTATTCCTATTGGTGGTAAGGGTGCATTTTTTGATAAGGCAACAGTACAAAATGCAAATAAAGTCTTAGCAGGTCCAGGATCAGGATCTGATGCAGCACCTGCATTTCGAGTTCTTGTAGCTGCTGATATACCTTCAATACTTCATACAAAAATATCTGATTTTGATACAGGCGTACAGGCAAATAGATTAGATCAAATGACAGCACCTTCTGCTGCCGTATCTTTGAATAGTCAAAAAATTACAGGACTAGCAGATCCTACTTCTGACCAAGATGCTGCGACAAAAGCGTATACAGATTCTGTTGCTCAAGGACTTGACGTTAAAGATTCTGTAAAAGTTGCAACTACAGCAAACATTACACTTTCTGGAACTCAAACTATTGATGGTGTTGCGGTTTCTGCTGATGAAAGAGTACTCGTAAAATCGCAGTCAACTGCAAGTCAGAATGGACTGTATCTTTGTAAAGCAAGTACTTGGACAAGAACAACAGATTTAGCTGCTGGAGTTGACGCTGCTGGAATGTTTACATTTGTAGAACAGGGAACAGTAAATGCTGATATTGGTTTTGTATGTACAGATAACAAAGGATCTGCTGTTGTAGGAACTAATAACCTTTCTTATAGTACTTTCTCCTCTAGTGGAAACGTAACTGCTGGAAACGGCCTTGATAAAAGTGGTAATGAGTTAAGTGTAGATCTTAAGGCTAATGGTGGACTTGTCATTGAATCTACTGAA